CATAAAACACCCCATTACTAAAAGCCTTTTTAAATGCTTTTATAAATTCTTTGTACTCCATTTCAAATTCGCTTTTCGTGTTATCAGTAAATTTAATAATTGTTACCCCCCTCATAGCACTCGGGTAAGCAACTTTAACTAAATCAGCTCTGATTAAGATTTCATTAACCTCTATAAATACCACTTTTAAACCTCCTCAATATAAACGCCTTTATAAGCTAACAGCTTTTTCTTTAGTTTATAAACATCCGTCTTAAAGCCTTTTACATCCACAATTTTACTAACCCATTTAAGCGAGCTGTTAGCCGGTGCTTTTTCTAAATACACAAAGTCAGCTTTATAAGTGATTGCCTCATAGCTATTGCCTAAAGAGTCAGTAAAAGCCGGTTGTATCTCAAATTTGACTTGTCTTTGTAAGTCTTTAATCTCACCGCGCTTTAACTTGTCTTTTAACAATAGATAAAACTCATATTCTTTTTTGCTGTCAAAAGTCAGCTTTTGTTTTATGTCAGGATCGTAATAAGTAGGCTTTTCGTTGTTATATTTTGAGGCTTTGGGCGCTAAACCCAGCGCCCGCGCCTCCTCTTTTGATAATCTAACCATATAAAACACCGCCTTATACTTTATCTAATTTTTCAATTAAATTTTCGATTGCCTTTTCATCGTCATAATTTAAGAACGCTCTAATGCTTGCATTATTTGAATAAAGCAAGTTTTTAGCGACTAACAGTAAAAGTCTTTTTTCATCTTCTGTCATATTCTCACCGCCTTAAATCTCAAACGGCAAATCAGGCGCGGGCTCGGATGTAGCCGGCTCTGTAGTTGTCGGGGCGGTTGCTGTGTTTTGCTGTCTCGGTGTTAGGTTGTCAACTGTAAATACCTTAACAGTTGCGCGCTTTGTTATATTGCCGTCAGCCTCCTCAGTTAAAGAGATGTGTAAAGCGCCGGTAATCGCCAGCAAGTAGCCCTTTTTAATGTAATTGCCTAAAAATTCGGCTGTCTTGTCGTAAGTAATGCAATCAATAAACTCGGTCTGTTTTTCGCCTTGTTTGTTTTTGCCCGCGTCAACAGCTAAACAAAAATAACAATACTTGCCCGAGCCGTCAGCCTTTTGCTTAATCTCAGGATCTTTAGTAATACGCCCTGTAAAGTTGCAATTATTCATTTTCTTTGCCTCCTTTAGCCTCTTTAAGTCTTGCGCTGTAACCAGCTACTACCAAGACAAATAAAATAAACTGAAATACATTTGCACTAAGCGAAACGCCCAAAAGCACATATAAAAACATCTTTTATACCTCCTCTTTATTCTCATTAGGCTCATAACAAGGCAAAGACAATGTGCAAGCCACTATATCCGCGTTTAGCAAATTTGCAAGAGCTAACTCTATAATATCTAAAGCCTCATCAACAAAAACTTTATCAAAGTCAAAATGTTTACCCTTTTGTACTTCAAAAAGTGTAAAAACAGTTATGTCGTTATATCCCATACTTTTAGCAAGCTTTAACACTTGCTCAGCTCTTAAATCATTCCAGACAATAATAGGGTAGCCGGTAACATAAGACGCAATAATTAAAGCTGTAGTTTTGCCTGTGCGTCGCCCTCTATTTATATAAACCATTATAAAAACCTCCTTAAAGCTCTAAATCATAACCGCGAGATAAAAGCCACTCTTTAGCCTTTTCTTTTGTGCTCTCAGGGGCGTTTACTTCGTGTAAAACCATTTTGCGAATAGCAATCTCTAAAACATCATCCGCCGGCAAAGAAAAGCACTCAGGATATAAGCCCCTAACATACCATTTATTTACAAAGTCTTTAAAAACTTGCAAACTTGCGCCCTCTACAACAGCAACGCTCGCTTTATCTCTGTCGGTTGCATATTCTTTTAATATGTCGTCAAAAACCTCTTTTAACATCTTTAGCCCTCCTCTTTGTTTTTGGGTGGAGTTATAAGCACATAGCCAGATTTGCCTTTTACTACTTTGTCCTCAAGAAAACCTCTATAAAGTCTCGGATGAGCTTTTGCAAAGTCATCTTCTTTAAAAACCTTTTTTACTGAGTCCTCGCCGTCGTCAATAAGCGTCAATCTATAGCCGTTTGGTGTTTTGAATGTCTTAATGCCGGCGCTTTGCATAGCCTTTTTGAGCCTGTCTTTTTCAGATTTAACAGTTTTCTCTACCTGTTTTAAATACTCAAGCTGTGACTCAAACGCTAAAATGCGCTCTGTTATGTCGGGTATTTCAGCCGGTAACAAATCAGCCTCAGTAATAAAGGGGTTTTCTTTGACTTTCGCCAAATCATCAATAAAGCGCTCTATAGCGTCATTTATCTCAGATATTAAGCCCTCATATTCACTAACAGAAATATTATAAAGATGTAAGCGCTTTGACTCAAAAACTGTATTAAGATCCTCAGGGCGCTCATAGACAGCCAGCAAGCCAAACTCTTTACCTGTTAAAACCATATAATACAAAAGCTGTACTAAATAGATTTTGTACTCGTTAACATCCGCGTAAATTTGTGAGGTCGTTTTAATTTCAAGTATAGTGCTCTCGTTTTCGCCGTCGGTGTGTATTCTACAGCCTATAAGCTCATCAGCCTCAGCCTCGCGGGTGTGCTTGCCCTCGACAAACTTGTCGGGGTTGTTGGTGTTTATCCACTCCCTTATTAAAGGCTCTAAGGTGTTACCATACTCAGTATAGCAATTACCAGTAAAAGTATCTTCTTTAAAGCCCGCCTTTTCTAAGAGCAAATCAAAGCGCGTTTTAAAAGGTGACAAGTTCATTATAATAGGTATGTCAGAGCCCCCTAAATAGCGCTCTCTATCCTGTTTTACACTCTCTTGCATTGTATAACCTCCTCAAATCTCAAAGCGCTCAGCGTTCTTATCTTTTGTTACTTGAGGCTTAGCGCCTCCGATAACAGCAACGCTAAAAGGATCTTTTGTAAATATTTCTACATAGCCCTCTTTGTTGTTAATTCTTACTGTAGTGTTATTAAGCGCTCGGGTTAAAGCCTCGCCAACAGCGTTAAAATAAAATCTTTTAAAAGCGCCTGAGCGTCGGGCGTAAGCAAATCATCAAAAGTTAATTGCTTGTCACTCTCAATAGTCTCGGGCTTAGCCTCTTTGATCTCGTAGGCGCTCGGCTCTATGCCGTAAAGCTTAGCAACCGCCTGAGCCGTCGGGCTTGCTTTTCCTGTTTTAACTACCATTCTTAAAAAAGAGTCGCTAAAACCATTATCAAGAGAGATCTCTTTTAAAGTCTTGCCGGTTGCACCCTCAAGCAAAGCCTTAAATTTTGCGCCGTCTATAGCAATAATGTTTTCTTTTATCGCGTTCATACCTTATACCTCCGTTATTACATCCGTGTTAACATCCAACTCATCAAGCCTTAAACAAAACCTTGCATAATCAAGCGCCTTTTTAAAATTCTCGTCAGGCGCGTCATTGTTAAGCTTATACTCTTTAGCCAGCTCAGTTAAATTAAGCTTGTCGGGGTTTGCCTTGCACAGCTCAACAAGCTCGGCTCTAATGGGGTTGTGAGCCTTAGCGGTTGCTGTCGGCTTTGCCTGAGCTGTCTGAGCCTTAGCCGGCGCTTTTGCCTGAGTCTTTACAGGCTCAGCTTTTGCCTCATCCTTTACAGCCTCCTCAGGTAAATCTTCGCCCGCGTAGATATATAAGCCTAAGCCGTGTCTTGCTACAGCCTTAGTTAATGATCGCTGTATTGCCTTATTAACATCAAAGCTCGTAATATTTGCAATCGGTATTGATCTATTTTTAAAGTCCATAACCGGCAAATACTCAATGTGCTCTAAGCCGTTTACTGTTACGCCAGTTTTAACCCAAGCTGTCAAGCCGTCAGTGTGATAAAACCAGCCGTTACTATTCTCATATACAGTATAAAAAGCGTCGGGGTGTCTCTTTTTGAGCTCAGCCCAAGCCCACGCCCAAGACAGATATGATAAGCCGTTCTTTTTCTCAATCTTTGAGCTTACATCTATGTTATTAAGCTCATTAAAATAGTTCATTTGGTCTTTTGTCATTTGTTAAGCCTCCTTGTCAAATAGATAATCTATGCTTAAATTTGGTCTTTTTGGGTTGCTCAGCTCTCGCGCTATAGTAACCATTTCAGAGCGTTTAAAATCTGTCTTGCCGGTGATCTTGAGGTTAAATGTGCTTTTGCTCACCCCTATAGCCTCAGCAAGCTCTTTTTGTGTTTTTTCCGCTCGCGTCATTTCAGCCCTAAGGTTGTTATACATCCGTGTTAAACCTCCTTTCATATTTATTTTTGTATTACAAATCTGTCTTTATTTTAACCTTGCATTATAAAAAATCAAGCCTTAATTTTAATATTTTGGGTTTAAGTACCAATAAACACCCTGTTATTATAGCCAGTGTTTTATATTGTCCTTAAAACAGAGCTTGCAATCATCCGCCAGCTCTGTTACATTGTTAATGTTACAATTTAATAAAAGCTTGAGCCTAACTGAAAGCTTTAAATAAAACGAGGGTTTAGCTCAGCCAAAATAGTAAGAAATGAGCTCGGCAAGCTTTAAGCACCAACTATTAAAGCTGTCTGTAAATTGAGGGATCTTGACGGCTCAATCAAAACAACGGCAAGGGGGGCTTGTATCGTATAGGGTATAAAAGCGAGGTTATAGGGCGATATATTAACCGCTTGAGCTTTTATAACAGTTGGTAACTATAAGCGACGACGCGAAAGCGCGGGGCAAAATAGTTGTTACGCCTTACAATCTCGTAGGGCGTATTGTGTCAATACGACAACTAACCCGCTCAGAGCGCTCAAGCTTGAGACAAAAAATTAAGTTATCTACAAAATATTGCAATAAGGGGTTTAAATATGTCGGATGTAGTAAAAGTTGGTCGCCCATTAGGTAGCGGAAAATTAGGCATACAACGCAAAGACAATTACAAAGAGTATGATAAAGAGTATCAAAAAAGATATAGATACATCTTTTCAATAAATCTAAATCAAGAGACAGACAACGATATTATTGAGGCAATAGAGACTTTACACGGCGGTAATAGACAAAAAGCGGTTAAGGATCTAATAAGAGCCGGCATTAAATACAATAGCTTAGAGACTAAACAGGATGATTGATATTTTTGTTACTGTGTTTATTACTCTTTTTATCTCAGTTGTATTTATTGCATTTATAGAGTGTATTTAGTATTGAGGTTTAGTGTAATGGTAACACGCCTGACTTTGACTCAGGTATTAAAAGTTCAAATCTTTTAACCTCAGCCAGAAATGTTATAATAAGGTGATCCATAAATAAGGATCTCCGGCAAGCGTTAATAAGTATAAAAGGCACTTTATAAACTGTTAGCGCTTGTTATATCTTACAAGCAAAATAAAGGGCGGGCAAAATACCCGCCTTTTATTATTTAGGATGTTACTCAATAAGCCCGCCAGCTCTAAATATTACAATCATACTCGGAAAAGGCGCGCTATTTTTGCTGTTACCAAACTTTAATCGCCCCTTTATAAAGCGTATCTCAGAGCGATTATAAATATACTCTTGAAAATACTTTGTGTCAGTTCGCGCCGGTATCAGCAATACAATTAAAGTATTAGGGGTAAAGCTCTCATAGTAAGCTTTTTTAACCCACTCGGAAATTTTACTATAAGGCGGGTTGCAAAAGACTCTGTACCCCCCCATTTTTTAGACAGTCCGTCGTCTTTTTGCGTAAAAAATAGGTTGCATTTATGATTTGACTCAGTAGCGCAAACATCCAAATTAAAATTAAATTCTCTGTTGAGCTCGTCAAAAATCTCTTGAGGTGTAGCCCACTCGTCAGAGTTGCTTGAGAATAAGGCACTATTAACCATATCTTAACCCTCCTCAAAGTATCTGTATAATTCACATCCGAGCTCGGCTTTGAGATCTTTTCTTATAAGCGCCTTAATGTAGCCTTGCTTGTTTTTTACCTCATCCAACAGGCGTAATATATCCGCGTCAGTTTTCCTATTGAGCTTTAAGTAAATGCCCTTAGTATTGCTCTTATTACAGCCTATAACATTCTTATTGCTCTTGTTTATCTTGCAAGTATCTCTCTCGTCACATCTCGCGCAAGTTGCCATATTTTTAAACCTCCTCAAATAAATATCTTTTAGTTAAGTCAACAGCCTTTTTATAACACTCGGGACAAATGTGCTTATATCCTGTAAGCTTTAGATCATCCTGAGCAAATACCTTAAAGCTCAAAAGTTCGCCCCAGTTGCTAACACATCCGCAAGCGTCACAGCTTGCCGGCTCGTAATATGTAGATATTTGCTTAAGATTTCTTATCATTGTCTATAGCCTCCACTAATGCCTTTATATCATCAAAACATTTACTGACAGTGTCGGTAAACTTAGAGCCCAAATCTACAACGCCTTGTTTATAACCAGCTTTAAAGCCGTCTATAAAAGCTTGTTTTTCGGCGGGGCTCTTTTCAATCTTTTTACTCATTTGTGTTAACCTCCTCTAAAATCTCTTGAATTTTGTTATTTAATCTATGCTTAATGTCTGTTATTGCCTGTCTGTAACCCTCTTTAAAGCCGTCTATATATCCGTCTGTATATCTATAAGGGGTCGTTTGCAAACTGTCAATAATATCTAAAACCTCATCTATAGGAATATTTTTATTTTTGCTGTGCGGGTGATAATGTTTATTTAATGCAAGCCAGCCTTTTATATTGTCTTTAAACTCCTCACGGCAAATAACACTCTTATTATCCATTATTTAAACCTCCGAATTTTTGAGCCTAAAGCCTTTGGGCGCTCATCTATGTAAAAGTAATTGACATCGCTGTGCTCGGCTCTTAAATCGCTTATGAGAGCCTTTAACAGCGTTATTAAGTCTCTTAACATCTTTACCACTCCTTAAAACTTACGCTGTCGGGCTCTTTTTCTATGATTGCCTTGTGATAACCAGCGCTTAAAGGCTCAGAGCTAACTGTTATGTGTTTTACATACTTTGCACCGGCAAGAGCTCGGCTTAATCTCTCGTTATCTGTTCTTAAAATCTCAATTTCTTGCTCTTGATCCTCAATTATCTTTTTGGTAAGTACCGAGTAAGCTATAAAAGCTACTATAACCACGCCTAAACAGGTAAAGATACAAAGCATTAAAAAGTCCATTTGTTAACCCTCCTTAGTAAATAAGCTGTCAAAAAAGCCGTTATCGTATAATATTTGTATCTCGTCTTTAGGCATTGGAGATAAAAGCCCGAAAGCATAACGCCCCTTTATATAATGCCTGTAAACCTTTAAATCATCCTCAAAAGCAAGCCTTATGCTAACTTTTGCGCCGTCAGCCAGACAAAAAGAAAACATCAATTTGCTTTTCATATCCTCAAGCCTCCTCGATTAAAATATTCGTAAGATGTAAGAAATTAACAAGCCCCTTAACCTCGTAGCGTTTGCCGTAAGTCTCAATAAACTCTTTATCAGCTAACAGCTCATAAACTTTAACGCTCTCTTTTATGGGCTTTTCGGCAATACTTGTAAAAATGCTAATATTTGCTCTTGCGTCTAAAATGTTGAGAAGATCCGCCAGCCTAAAAGCGTTAATAATTGCGTTGTTTTCCATTTTCTTTGCCTCCTTGTCTTTTTGGTGTGAGGGTGATTTGCTCACCCTCAAAGCCCTACCTCAACCATAACTTTAGCTATTTCTTTGTCTATGCCCTGAGCTAACAGCTCGTTAAGTCTCTCTTTTTTGATTGCTCTCTCGGCTCTCTTTATGTGAGTTCTTACAATCTCCTCATAAGCAACCGCCTGTGCCAACTCGTTAAAACCTTTAAGCTCTACCATTTTTTAGTGCCTCCTTGCTTTTGATAAGTAAAGTATATACCACAACAAACTAAAAGTATATACCTTTTGCATTTTGTAACAAAATCGTAACAAATGAAGAAAACGCCTCAAGCCGTAAGGCTCGGGGCGCTCTCTCGGGTTGTATATGCCTAAGCAAAAAGCTTAGTTTGCCTGTTTATCCTCAAGCGCTTTTACTCGCTTTTGGAGATCCTCAATTAACTTAGCTTGCTCTTTTATTACAGTTTGCAAGTAAGGTATAAGCTCAATATAATCAAGCGTTGCCGGTGTCGTCTCTGTCTCATCCGTTACAAGTTGCGGTATTATCTCTTTTACATCCTCAGCAATAAAACCGCGCTTGTCAGTGCCTTGCTCTTTTGTCTTATAGTCAAAAGTCACAGCCTCAAGCAAAAGCACTTTGTCAGCCTCCTCAGGTGTGAGGGGCTTAATGTTATCCTTTACTTTTCGGCTTGATGTTTGCACCAAACTAACACAAGTTATTTTACCTGTAGAGCCCTCGTTAGTGATTGTATTGTTTTGGCTTGTGTTTCGACAAATAACATAGCCGTCGCCGTATATGACAACTCTTGATATATTGTTTTCGTCGTAAAAATAGCCGTTACCTCTGTTGTAATTACTACAATTAAAAATGACTCGGTTGTGCTCGTTGGTGTCGTTAAGATGTAGGATCGCGCCGTAAGCGTTTTGATAAAGTTTTACAACGCTCTTTTCAGCCAGAGTATTTAAAAACAATTTCCCGCCGTCTAAGCCGGTAAACTCGCCCATTGTCTTACCGTCAGAGTTATAAAACCTCAAAAAAGCACTTCTTACCGAGCCAGTGCCGTTAATACTCCACATATCAGCTACTAACTCTTGATTTGTATTTTTTAAGCTTACGCGCCTGTCAACAGCAAGCATATTAGTTTGATTTGGTATTGTGCCAACTCCTACAGAGCGTAAAAGCCTATCAATATATAAAATTGGTATGCCTATCTGTAAGACTTTATTGTAAACAGTTGAGCCTATTCTATCGCTTACTTTAAATTGAAAATCAAAGCTTTTTTGATTGTCTAAATCAAGCGTATAGGTTGTATTATCGGCAATAGTAACCCAAGCGCCCCAAGTCGTAGCTGTGCGCTCTTTATATCTATATTCGATTGTCATTATATTAAGGTTGTTAAGCGGTGAGATTGAGCCGTCAACTAAAATATAAGTTTCGTTGTAGTAATTACTCTTACGACTCAGGCTATATATCGCCGTCGGCAAACTCCAAGCAAGCATTATTACTGTTTTAGTTGCTGTCGTCTTATTGCCTCTTGAGTCCTCAAGCGTAATCGTTGCGCTTAAATTCTCAGCGCTGTTTATTGATCCTATGTCAATAGTTGTATTGCTTGCCGTTGTGCCTGATAAATTACGGCTAAAAGTTGTGCCGTTAATTGTAATCGTGACTTTTTTAAGAGTCGCGCTTTTAACGGCTGTAAGAGTGCTAAGTGTAAATCTTACTGTTGAGTTATTTTGTATTATCCACTGATTATTGGATGTTATCGCCGTTGTTGTGCCGTTGGTGTCGGCATAATTAACGCCAGAAATAACAGGGCTTGCATTTATAACGCTAAAAGTAACGCTTTTACTTGAGTAATATGTAACGCCTCCAATAACAGTTTTAAGAATAAAGTAAACTGTCTTGCTGTTATTATTTGGCGTGTTAGATAATAACGCGTTGCGCTCGGATGAGGTCAAATTAAAGGTATAACTTGAGCCCAGCTTATTTACATCCCTATAAGCTACTAAAGGCGTTGAGTTATTAAGGCTAATACAAGCCTGTAATGAGCTCACAGCGTTGCCGGCGGGGTTGCTGTAAGTAATTGTAGGGTTTTGGGTGTCGTTAAAGTTGTTAGCGCCTGTTAGCGTTGCCTGTCTCGGTATGTCGGTTAAGGTAACATTAAAACCTTGCTCATTTGAGCTAAATCTTGAGTGATCAAAATAAGCGCTAACATTTATTATTTTTTTGCCGTCGGCATTGTGAGCAATAGTAAGATTGCGCTCAAGCATTACAGTATAAGACTCATAGCTAATAGCGTGTCCGTCGCCCGCTTGCCACTCATCCCAATACTCAACGCCGTCAACAAAACAAACGGCATAACAGTGTCCGTCGGTTGTATAGCCTTGATTTGTGCGCCAAGCCTCAAGCTTAATGTTAACTGTGCTTGTATTGTTGTTTATGTTTGTGCCTGTCTCAGTAACGACAAGCCTGTATTTTATATACTGATTAGATGTTGAAAAATCAGAGCTTATATAAGTCGGCATATTTAACCCCCTTAAATATTGACAGAGACTAAGCCCACGCCGTCATTTATAAGCGTTGAGCCGTTGTAAATCTCAACAGGTATAAAGCGCAATTTATCGCAAAGTGTTATTTCTTGCTCTATTACGCCCTTTTTCATTACAAATTGATCCTCGTTTACATAAAAAGTTTTAATACCGAGTCTGTCATAACCGGCAAAGCCCTCTTGCTTATTCATTACAATATAAGAGCCGTCAGCGCCAAACATTTTTAAGCCGTCTTTGCTCAGAGTAGCAATTAAAGTATTTTCCTCGTCATAAACCTCTAAAAGTCCGCTTTGATTGAGAGCGCTACCAAGCTTAAGCGTTCCGCCTTTAATCATATCGGCTGTAAAGTTAATTACATTTATTGCCTGAGCGTTAAAAGTGCCGTCAATAGTCCACGCTGTTGTAAAGTTGCCGTTTATTCCAGTTTGGCTAAAGCCTATGCCGGCGCTGTTGATCCTTATGACATTGTCAGCCGTCTCAGCCGGTAACTTATCAACAACTAAAATATTATCTCCGTTGTAAATTACATACGAATTGCCTAAAACCCCATAAATTTTACTTTCAGACTCAGCGAGAGCCGTTTGTAATTGCACAGTTTGAGCCTGTGCGCTTATTGTTACCTCTTTGTTTATGCTATTGCTTACGCTGTTTAAAAGGTCGCTTAAATTAGCTTGCATATTGCCAAACTCAACGGCGTTATATTTGCCTAAAATAGCGTCATACTCATAAGCTATAACATTAGTTATAATATCAACGCCTAAGCGCTCATCATAAACCTTAACCACATCCCCAATATCTGTAATTTTTTCAAGATTTGCGCTCAGCGTGTAATTGATTGCGGGATATTGAGACAACTCAAGATATTTTTGTCCTTGCGCTATTAAGTCAGCTCTCAAAGCGCTTAAATATTGCTCGTCGCTTGAGTAATCATCC